GTTTTAAAACCGCAGTAGTCAAGCACGCTAATCAGGACGTCGGCACAGCTATTGTGAATGACTATGTCATCACCGTAGATGCCCAAGCGACGGTCGCTAACCTCCTCGACCTCAAGTACAGCCTGGCTAAGGGCCCAAAATATCAGGGACTCTAGTTCAAAGGTGTACCCGTTGCCCATAGAGGATATCTTCTCAAAACGGTGCTTTACGCCGTTTGGAAGGATACCCACCTCTGACCGGCATTGGCATAAAGCCTCAAACCAATCAGAGGGGAGTAGCAGCCTAACAAGTTCCAGTGAAATACTGTCACTCGCACTAGCAAGGTCGATAGTCGTAAGACTACCAGTTTCGCTACCAATCTTGGCCAATTTCTGGTTCAAAGATTGATCATTCAAGTCGATTCCAACTGACTTGAGTTTGTGACGTAGCAATGCACCGATACCGCGCTGAATGAACATGTTCATATCAGGCTCGATAGCAATACATCGATCGGTTTTGGCTGTCTTAGCGACGGTGGTCACCTTGCTCCCTTCAACGATCTTGACCCATGAACAAGGGTCTAAACCGTAACGAGACTGCATTTCGTTTCTCCAAAGCGGGATGCTCCAGATAGCGCATACAGATAACAAGGCGTTGTTTCGGGTCGTCTCAGGTTTTCCCTGAAACTTATAAAACGGTGCACCTGACTTCCGCTTAAGGCGCGTAGAAGCGCCTCCGGAAAAAGCAAACCGTTCCGCAGCGAGGTTCCAATCAAACTTACCTAACAGACGCTCTATTCTTTTCCGGGCGTACGAAATGTACGTTTCCGGCGTTATCCCACAAGAGTGGGTAGCGTAGGGCATCACGTTGGTTCGATTAATAAGAGCACACGCAGCTTCACTCTCGAGGAACTTGTCAATTGCTACTTGGGCGGTGTCAATTCCGAGAGGAAATGCACTAAACTTACGTAGTAAACTAACAGCAAGATAATCGCGAGCAAAAGCTTCCGAATCAGAGTAATCCTCTGGCGAAAGCTGTATGTCCGTAACTTTCTTGTAATCTCCATCCCTGAGAGCTCTAACGAGCTCGTTTGAAATGGGAGTTCCCAAGGACCGCAGGATTGCGGTTGCCCTGATGTGAGTGTTGCCGTGACGACTGTAGCTAACTGAGTTAGATACTTGCATGGTTTCACCTTATGCAAAAACTTCAACCGAATTGACCGCGGGGTTTCTGTTACCAGAAAGACTCGAGGTCATCAACACTGGAAACGATAGGCGTGGCTTTCAGCAAATTGCTGAGAAGAACACGCAGATCGGTCCGCTCTTGCTTCGTGGAGCGTTCGCTCACAATAAGCTCGATGGTGCCAAGGTTGGAGTAGTCGACACTAGTTACGGTCTTCCCGGAAGTGTCAGTCGTGGTAATCACCTTTGGTTGAGTCAGCTTACCGCTGAGCTTGTACGCAGGTGAATTACTGGTCGGTGCACGCAGACTCCACGTAATCGTGGGGAAACCCACAGGCACACCAGAGATTCTTTCCTGAAAGGCAGCGACGTTATTAGTGTCAATGCGAGACGGATAGAAGGTGTGAACTACGGGTGTCGATGCGCCATCAGCGATGGCGAGAGTCGTATTTTGCGGCATGATTGCCTCGTTTACAATGAGGTTATTTAAACAGTCCACGGAACAGGGCAAGCGCGTTTAGCGCATGACCAGTCGAGACCGGGCTTTTATAGTAGAAGGTCGGCACAGGAGAAACGCGATACACATCTCGCTGCATCTTGAAGGTGCGACGAGATTGTGTGACGTTCCCACTGAGTGTAGCTTCATACTCATAGGATGATCCTGCGCCAGAGACGAAGGACCCCCCGTTAAGCACGTCGGTGCACGAAACCTTTACGGTTTGTGTCCGCGTACCTGCGAGGAACGTAGTACCCACTGTGGCAGTAAGGGCACCAAGGACATCGCCCACTGGAACGATCCAATCTAGCACGAATGACCAGGGAATTGCTTCCCAAATCAACTCGGCCGGATTAATCATCCCAACAGCGCTCGCAGTCGCTAACCACTCGTTATCAACCCGATACCACAGGCAAACCTGTGTTCGGTATTCATAAACAAGGGTGGAATCGATAGACCCGGGATTAAGGGGTTTAGTGCGATTCTCTCTCTCGACTCTGGCAACTCTAGCTTTAACACCTATTGGCATACCGCCAAATCGATGGGGCCGTGCGAGTTCCTCATATGCTCCGTGGATATCTTGGAGTAGAGGTAACCAGCCGTACTGAAGTTCGAGCCAATTATTTGACGCGGATTTCCCTTTATCAGAGAACCGGATGCCAAGTTCTTTAGCAGCACCTCTGACGTTGCCTTTACGGAACGCCTTGTACGAACGATAAAGCTTGAGGACACGATCTTCTATAAGGGAAGCACTCATATAGGCCTCCTTTATAGCAAGT